AGATGATTACTTACTTTCAATTATGGAAGATGGTATGTCTGCCAGAGAACAGCCCATTTTTTATGAAACTTCCACAATGGGAAATATTAGGGGCAAAGTATTTGACACTGAATATGAATATTGTGAAAGAGTTATAAAAGGTTATGAAAAAGAAGAAGGTGGTATTGAAGATGAGACGATATTACCAATTATCTATGAGTTAGATAGCATTGAAGAATGGTTAGATGAGGATTGCTGGGCTAAAGCTAATCCTAATCTATATATATCTAAATCAATAGATTATATGCGAGATAAGGTAAATAAGGCTAAAAACAGTCCTATTGCATTATCTAACTTGCTATGTAAAGACTTTAATGTTAGACAGACAAATAAGCAAAGCTGGCTAACTTATGAAGATTTAAACAATGAAGAATGTTATACGGAGTTTAAGGATACTTACTGCATTGGTGGTGTCGATTTATCAAGTACTACAGATTTAACTAGTGCAAGCATTATTGCACAAGTTGGAGATAAGATATTAGTTAAACAAATGTACTGGATACCTAAAGCGAATCTCGAGTATAAGGTTAAGACCGATAAAATTCCTTACGATAAGTGGGAACAATTAGGATTGCTTAGAACATGTGAAGGTGCTAAAGTTGATTATCACGATATTACAAATTGGTTTAAGGAACAAGTATCTGTATTTAATCTTAGGCCACTTTGGATCGGATATGATAGATGGTCAGCTCAATACTGGGCTGATGAAATGAAAGAAAATGGGTTTGAAATGATTGAGGTAAGACAAGGAGCTAGAACTTTATCACAACCAATGAAATCATTGAAGGGAGATCTTATAGATAGAAAAATTATCTATAACAACAATCCAATACTTAAATGGAACTTAGCAAATGTATCTATAAAAGCAGATATTAATGAGAATATACAGCCAATAAAAGAGAAATCTACACAAAGAATAGATGGCTTTATGTCGTTATTAGATGCTTATACAGTTATGAGTGATAAGAAATTAGAGTATGAGCAATTTTTAGAAAGATTAAAGAGATTGTAAGGGGGTAAATAATGGAAAAAAGATCATTATTTAAAATGATTTTTGGAAAAAGTAAAACGATACCTAAAGCAACACAGTTGCAATTATTAAATGGCTATTCAGCAGTATTTAGCGATTACGATGGTAGATTATGGGAAGACGCTCAAATTAGATCATGTATCGATGCAATAGCTCGTAATGGAGCTAAACTAAATCCAAAACATTTGAAATCTACAACAAAAAGTTATAAGCAATTAGAATCAAATATAGCTAGATTGCTTTCAAAGAAACCCAATTCTTTAATGAATGCATACGATTTCTATTATAAGGTTATATCTACATTACTGCTTGATAATAACTCATTTATCTATATTCAAAGAGATGATAATGAAAATCCAGTAGCTTTATATCCAATAAAGCCTAACAGTTATACACTACTTGAATATCAAGGCAATGTATTTATTAGATTCTCTTTTATTAACGGTGATTCATATACTGCATCAGTACAAGATGATGTCATACATTTAAAGAGATTTTATTGTGAAAATGATGTTATAGGAAGTGGTAGAACTCCTATAATTAAGATTATGTCTTTGCAGCATGTAATAGATGAAGGTGTTATTAATGCTATAAAGACAACATCTAAATTGAAGGGTTATCTTAAATCTACCAAAGCCATGCTAGATCCTAAAGATGTTAAGCAGATGAAAGCAGATTTTGAAAAAGACTTTTTGTCAGAAGATAATACAAGCGGATTAGGTGCATTAGATAGCACAATGGAGTTTAAAGAGATTAATTTAGATCCTAAACTTGCTACAGATGCTCAAATTAAGGATTGCAAGGAAAGAATACTAAATTATTTTGGTGTTTCAGAAGAAATTATACAAAGCAAATATACAGAGGCTCAATGGGATGCTTTCTATGAATCTACATTAGAGCCGATAGCATTAGCTATGTCATTAGAATTTACTATTAAACTATTCAGCATCGATGAACAATGGCATGGTAATGAAATCATATTTGAGGCCAATAGACTTCAATATGTTGGCACAAAAACTAAGTTGCAGTTAGTTAATGTATTAGCACCATTAGGAGTTATGAAAAAGAATGAAATAAGAGAAATTTTTAATATGACTCCATTAACCGATGAAGAAGGTGGAAACGATATTTTACAATCTCTAAACAATATAAACAGTGCTATTGCAGATCAATATCAAGGGGGTAAAGATGATGAATAAAAAAGAATTAAGATGTTTAGATATAGAATTTAGAGCAGTTGATAATGACAACAACGAAATGATTATTGAAGGATATCCAATTACATTCAATAGTGTGGCAACACACTGGGGAATTTCAGAAGTTGTTAGTGAAAAATCAATTGATTCTGAAACTGATATGAAGGATGTACCATTAAGATACAATCACAACGATACTTGTTTAATTATGGCAAGAACAAGAAATAAATCTTTGAAACTTGAAAAAGATGAAAAAGGTTTAAAGATGATTGCAAAACTAAATGATACACAAACAAATAGGGATTTATATCAATGCATCAAAGATAAACTAATCGACAAGATGTCTTTTGCATTTACTTGTGATAGAGAAGAATGGGATGATAAAACAAAAACAAGAACAATTTTACACATCGATAAATTATATGATGTATCAGTTGTTGATGTGCCATTCTATGATTCAACATCAGTAGGTGCAAGAAATCTTGACAACTTCCAAGAATTTGCAGAAAAGAAGAATGCAGAAATCAATGCAGAGAAAAGAAAAGCATTGATTGAGAAGTTAAAAAGAGAAGAACTAGCTAAATCAATTAAATGTTAATTACTGAACTATTATTTGCAATTGGAATATTAACTATAATAGCACTTTATAAACGTAATTAAGTTATATAACACTAACGATTAAGCACTTGGATAAGTGCTTTTTTAATGGCTGGATAGTCGTTTAAGGTGTTTCATATAAACGCTGGATAGCGTTAGGAGTTGGTGGATTCCACTCCACAATTTTTAATTCAGAAAGGAAAAAAATTATGAACAGAATTAAAGAAATCGAAGCAAGAAAACTTGAAATCAAATCTTTACTTGAAGATACATCTAAACAAGTAGATGTAGATGCTTTACAAAAAGAGTTATCTGATCTTGACGAAGAATTAAGAAAACTTGAAGAAGAAATTAAGACAAAAGATGAAGAAGAAAGAAAACTTGAAGAAGAAAGAAGAAAACAAGCACAAATGTTAGAGCAAAGAAATGCTCATACTATTGAAAATAAGGAGAAGAAAATGGAGAAAAAATCATTAGGTGAAATGTTAGCCTCAAAAGAATATAGAGATTATTGGGCTAAAAAATTAATGGGTTTAAAATTAACAGAAGAAGAAAGAGCACTAGGAGATGCTGTCACTACAACTGCTACTGAGTTCGTTCAAGCAGCTGAAGGTGTACAAGGTATTAATAATGGTGGATTATTCATTCCAACAGAAATTAGAACTAATATCTTAACTCTTATTGAAAGAGTATCACCGCTATTTAAAGATGTACAACATCTAGCAGTAGCTGGAAACATAGATCTTCCATATTTAAATTCAGCAGATGATGCAGAATGGTATGTAGAATTAACTGACACTAAGAATGAAGGTCAAGAATACAAACGAATCCAACTAACTGGATATGAATTAGCTAAGGATGTAGTTATGACATGGAAAGTTGAAGCAATGACAATTGATGCATTCATTAACTTTGTATCAAAAGAAATTGCTGATAAAATGCAAAAAGCTATTTGTAAAGCAATTATCTATGGAAATGGATCAAACAAGGCTACTGGTATTACTCATGGTCTTACTAAAATTACTGGAACTAATCCAATCGATTTAATTAAAGCAGTTAAATTATCATTAAGCGAAGATGCTAGAGTTGGTGCTAAATGTTATATATCAGAAGAATTGGCTGATGAAATTCATTTTTATAAAGATGGTAATAACTTCTATCCTTACCTAGCTGGTTTACCAAAAATTGCTAACTTAGTTGTAGAAGTAGAACCATTCCTAGAAAACAAAGAAGTTATTGTGGGTAATCCATCTGCTTATGTATTTAACGAAGTAAAAGCATTAGAAGTAGTTGCTGAAAAGAAAGTAGTAGGAAGAAGAACTATTTACGGTGCTTATATGATAGCTG